ATCTTCAAGAATAGTTAATGATGTTAAAAAATACCTACCATTTGGCAATCGTTGATATTCCCAATTAGTAACATTTTCTGGAGTATAGATTGAAATATATGGTCTAATATCTTGCTGTAATTCTTCTGCCCTTGTTTTTGTTATAGTTGCTGGTTTATCTACAACTGCCCAACAACTACCATAAACTGATGCATGTTGTTGCATATCTTTTATTACATTATGAAAAGACCTTCCATCTAAGTCTGCGTCTTTGAGAAATGACTCAAGCTGAGGGTCCCCAGTCATTGAGCCATAATCTCTCGTGGGAGGAACTCTAAATAAAAAACTTGAATAAATTTGTACGACATTTCTACAATGATTGTCTAATGGTGTAAAATCAACTCTTTTTACATATTCATCATCTGCTTCTAAAATATATCTGTTTAAAAAATAACCATTTGAGAAATCATCGCCACCTAAATATGAACGATAGTGAAAGTTCCAATGCTTTAGATTATCATCATAATCTGAATGTCTTGCTGTTAAAAACTCTCTGTTGTAATCTGCCATCAACTCCACCTAGTCGGTTCATTTGGTTTAAACTCTCTACGCAAAGGGAAAAGATATTCAACCATGTAACCAAGAGCATCGTTAAAATGATCAAAGCCACTATCTTTATCAGGAACACTTGTTCCCTCTTTGTATATCTGTCTTTCTAAACTCTTAATTATGTTTTTGCAAGATTTGGTTATAAAAAGACTTGACACACCATTAGCATTTTTAAGTTTAGAATTTACAGCATTTATTCTATCTCTTACCAATGGGTGATTAGGTCTGCATTTAACTTCAAATCCTGCATTTTTTAAAATTGCTAAATCAGTAAAACCACCAGCAGATGTTTTTCTTTGTCTTGATGCTGGGTCTGGATAGATTGTTATATGTTTATTTTTATATCTGCTTCTTATTTCTTGTGCCATTTCTTCTGTATTAGAGCTCCATATTTGTACTTCATCATAAATTATTAAATTATTCTTTGATCGTTCTGCAACAACAGCAACCATAGGGTCAATATTAAAATCCATACCAATATGAATACTCGTAGAATTTGTTTCATAATCATCTATGATATGCATATTTCTATCAAAGTTGTAGTAAATAATACCAGCATAATTAACAAATGTTGCTAAATATTCTTGTTGAAATGTGCGTTCGTCTAAATCATTTTTAGCTTGTTCTATTTCTTCTTGTAATACTTGACCACCTTCAACTGTTGTATATTTAAAACTTTGCCATTCTTTGTCTTGTCTTGTGTATAGATCGTATGCAAAATTAAATCCTTTAGGACTACCACAAAATAAAGCATGTCCTTGTGTATCTGATAATGTCGGTCTTAAAACTTCATACCATGCTTGAGGTTTTATATCGGCAAATTCATCAAGAACTATGAAATCAAGTCCTACACCACGCAGTGATTGTTCATTATCTGCACCCTTTAATTGAATAACTGAATTGTTTTTTAATGTAATAGATAATTCACTATCATTTATTTTTTTAACCCATTTATGCTGTATCATTTTATCTTTCAGCATTAACCAACAAATATTTTTTGATTGTCTGTAACTTGGAGAAACATACCAAACTTTTTTATTAGGAAATCTAGCAAATTTTGCTAATTCAGTAATCGCTAAATATGTTTTTCCAAATCTTCGCCCAGAAATAAGAACTCTAAACCTTTTGTTACAGGATACTACAGCCTGTTGAGGTTTGGTTAATGGCATTAATTAGACCAAGGCAATGGCTCATTATCTGTTGTAATTGGTGTTTCTGCTTGTCCTAATATTTGTTTACCTAACCATATTTGCATAGTTACATTTCCACTTTCTGCTGATCGCCATTGTAATTGTCGTAATCGTAATTTTTGTTGTGATCTCCCTTTTGTAAGAATTTCGGAATATCCCTTCCTAATTGTACTTTCATCACACCCAAAAAACTGTGCAATTTCAAGGTTTGTACAGCCAAATTGTGCAAGATTTTCTAGTTGTTTGAGATTTATATCGTATTTTTTCTTTGCCATAGTGCCTCTTATACCGAGAGTGTCGGTTTTTTTTATAAAATATGCTTAAAATTATTAAATTACAATATTAATTATCAATTTTTTGTAATTTTAATCCGTAGTTATTTTTTCCTTCTTTAATTTGTATGTTATCTTTTAATACTAATTTGTTTTCTCTTTTAAATTTATTGTAGTTTACATGATGGTGCCAACGACCATAACGCCATGTTAACTTAGAAACATCTGGATGTAATTTAACTTGCATTTGTGATTTTGGTATTGTTCCTTCTTTTGCATAAAAAGCATCTGTATTCCCACCTTTTAAAACTTGCGTATTAGTTTTCTCTTGTAGAAAAACATTAAACTGAACAGTACACCAACCACCTTTTAACATTTGCAAAGACAAATCAGTATCTTCGTTATATCTACCACGCCAACGATAAGGAACATCATTTCTAATTAAGTTACAACTATAAATTCTAGTATTAACTGTAAATGGTCCATATTTATAACCCCACTTATCAATGACAAAAAAAGAATAATTTGGACCAGCCATTGCAATATTTTTATATCGTAAAACAAAATCTTCCATAACTTTAAAAGGTGTTCCATCATAACATTTAATGCGTTGATTTTTGTGCCATCTTCTAAATAGTTTTATGTTATCGTCCATTACCCAATGCCATTTATGACCTTGTGCTTTTGAATGTTCCCAAATAAAATTTCTTGCCGCTCCTGGGCCTTTGCTTTTTGTATTTCCTAATTCATCACAAGTATCGTAATCATCTTGAAATTTTTTATCTAAAATTAAAATTTTTTTTCTATCAATATACTTTGCATATTCTTCGTATTCTTGTTCCTCAACAACAATAGTATAATTAACTTGCATTTCTTCTAATGCTTTTGCTGTTAATCTACTATCTGCCCTACCTTTTGAGGGAATATATAAAGGGAATTGTGGGTTATTCGCTGGCATATCCCTTGTCTTTTAAGACATTTTTTTCTGCTTTAGGAAACCAGATGTATTTTGTTTTGTCTGTAAAATCTTGTTTAACTAATTTAAAAAATGTTTCTACATCTTCTTTGTTTCTAAAATGCACATGTATTGATTTGAAAGGTGCTTGATTATCATGTTCAAACTCTGGCATATCTTGCCAATGCTCTTCTGTATTTAACCACTCACGACCAGAGCCATCAAATGTAATTATTGATTCTAGTTCTCTTTCATCAAAACCTAAATTAACAAGATCATAGTTAACATCTAACAAATCAGTAAATTCTTTATTAAGTAAACTGTAATCCCATTGTGAATCTTCATTCAAACGATTGTCAGCTATTCTATATGCTTTTGCTTTGAGAGGTGGTAAGTCTGCTATAACAACAGGTACTTTTTCTAAATTAAGTTTTTTGCTTGCTTCATATCGTGTGTGTCCGACTATAATAAACATATCTTTATCAACTACGATTGGCTGTTGAAATCCATATTGCTTTATTGATTCGGCAACTTTATCAACGTTTAAATTTTTTCTTGGATTATTTGTGTAAGGTTTTATTTGTTTAATTTCTATTTGTTCTATTTTCAATGTACTGTTGTCCTTTCGTCTAAAATATCACCAGATATTGCTTGATAATGTTTATATAAATAATCATTTGCTTCTTGTTCTGTTTTAAATCCACTTATTTGAATAACAGCACAATATCCATACTCTTGATCTGGTATAGTCATAAAAAATTTTTTTAAATCTTCAAACACAATTTATTATACGCTAAAATTCATTCTTTCCATAGCTTCTTTTGAAATTTCCCCTTCATTATATTTTTTAAGTATGTCATCATCAAAGTCATTTAAAGTTTTTATACCTTTTTTCCACAATCCCAAATTGGCAAATTTATTTCTTATTTTTATACCAAAATTATCTTGTTCTTTTTTTTCAACAGTAAGTTCTTCTGTCCAACCTTCAGAATTTAACCATCTGCTAAAATGAGGAATGTATTTTGTTTCTGCAACAGAATCACATTTTGCATTAAATTTTTCAATAATATATTTTTTTTCTGGTACTTCTTTATTTTTAAATAATTTAATAAATGCTTTTAAACCTTCAGATTTAGTACCCCTTTTAACTTTTAATTGAGACCATATTTCTTCAAAAAGATTATTTATATATTTATTATTATAACTATTACTATAATTAGCATTGCGTTCGCTTTGCGTTTTTTCCCATCTTTTATCTGCTGATACTTTTGCTTTTTCTGATTTTTCTACAACCCAATCAAATTCTTCTTTTTGTGCTTTACAATAAAAGCCATTATCATCTTCAATAAAAAATTGTTTTAATAAATATTGAATAATTTTTAAGTTACAATTTTGACCAATTCTTTTTAGTCGTTCTTGATCTTTAGGTAAATATGCTTCTTTTTTCCAAGCGTAACAGATCAATCTAT